AGCGGTACCGGGATTGCGCTGGACCACTACACCGATGGACGATCCGCCTGAGCGACCTGGACGAGACGGAAATGGTTGCGCTGGAGCACTTCTTCGAATCGAACCAGGGAAGCTTCGGCCAGTTCGCCTTCACGGACCCGTGGGACAACCAGACCTACAGTGACTGTAGCTTCGCCTCAGACGCCTTGAATCTGACCTCGGTGGATGAAATGCGCGGCAACGCCTCGTTGATAGTAAAAGAGAATCGAGGGCAGCCATGAGTATCTATCCACAGCTGGTGACCGGCGCGCTGAGTCAGTTCCCAATTGTCAAGCAACGAAGACCGCGGACCGTCGTAAATGTGGCGGCAGACGGAAGCTCGGTGAAGCTGGCGGACGCGGCGGGGGAGACCATCGGATGGCAACTGGAGTACACCGATCTCAGCGACATAGAGATGGAAGCGCTGCGGCAGTTCTTCACAGAGATGGAAGGATCGCTAACTAGTTTCACGTTCCTCGACCCAGTCGCAAACCTGCTCGCCTGGAGCGAGGTACCGACGAATGCCGTTTGGGTGGCTGCGCCGTCTCTGAGTCTGTTGGGTAACGTGGCTGACCCGCTGGGCGGCAGCAACGCCTGGCAATTGGCAAACGCGGGACGGGAAGCGCAGAGTCTGAAGCAGACTCTGAACGCGCCGACGGCTTACACGTACTGCTTCAGCGCATATGCGTTCAGCACACAACCTGTAACGGTGGAGTTACAGCTCGGGAGCGAGTCGGCGCAGTTCGCGCTGGGTTCCCGGTGGAGTCGCATCCATATCGCCGGCACGGGGGACGATGCCGCCACCGCGATCGAGTTCGGCATCCAACTGCCGGCGGGCGCCACGGTCTGCGTGTTCGGGCCGCAGGTGGAAGCGCAGCCGGCACCCTCCGCGTACAAGACCGGAAGGACGAGCGCGGTCTATGAGAACGCGCGTTTCCGGGACGACGCATTCACCTCCACATCCACCGACGTGAATCACAACTCCGCAACGGTAAACATCTTCCATGGAAACAGTTTCTGACCTGAAGGGGAACGCGATCACCGATACGCCACTGGTGATGTTCGACTGTGTGTTGCCGAACGGAAACACCGAACACTGGTGCACTCACGGCATCACGGTTGGAAGCACGTCCTATGAGGCTCGCATAGTGCGGCATAGTGCGTTCGATATTCAAACCGCTTCGGACCAGGGCGTCGACGGAAGCCCGACGATCACATTACTGCTGGCCAACGCGGACTCGCACTTCTCGGAGATCGAACGAAGCACCGGGTTCCGGGGTGCGACGATCACTGTCAGCTTCATCTTCTACGACCTACCGAACGGCAGGGCTCTGACCGACTCCGTAGTGGTGTTTCAGGGACTCTGCAATCCTCCGGACCAGATCAAGGAAGCGACGCTCCGCGTAACGGCTACAAACCGGATGAGCATGCAGCGTGTGTTTCTACCCGAAATACGGATTCAGCGCTCGTGCCCCTGGACGTTCCCGACAACGCTTACTCAACGGCAGGAAGCCATCGACGGGGGCGCAAAGGGCGGCTATTCCACCCACTATCCGTGCGGTTACTCGGCTGGCCTTCCGGGAGGCCGCGGAAACCTGAACAACGGGGTTCCTTTCACATCGTGCGGTCATTCCTCGACGGACTGCCAGGCGCGCGGAATGTTCACGCGCTTTGGCGGAATCAGCTATATCCCACCGGTTATCACAGTGCGAGGCTACGGCAAGGATTGGACGAGTTCGGCCGTGGCGGTGAATCAAGCACGTTACAACGAGTATGTTCCCATGGTATACGGCACTGCCTGGTACTATCCGCCGGTCGTCTTTGCACGCAACGACGGGAATCTGACGCGGATGGAAGTGCTTCTCGGGGTCGGTGTGATGCAAGGCGTCCTGACTGTCCTGGTGAACGGTTACCAAGTGCCTCTTGGCGTGAGCGGGCAAAACATGACGGGCACCGGATGGTACAACATTCCCACGTTGGGGACGCGAGACGGCGGGTTCGATTTCAATTTCGTGAACTCGAGCGGCCAGCCGGCGGGAGATCCCTACGGTGGCATGGCATACCTGTCAGTAGTGGTTCCAAACCAGATTAGCAACGGAAACGCGCTTCCCTCGGTTCAGGTCTTGGCGCAAGGCATAATAGTCCCGGCGTACGACGCGCAGGGAAACCAGCTCAGCCGGGAGTTCAGTAACAACCCGGTGTGGATTCTGCACGACATGCTGCGACGAAGCGGCTGGCAGGCGTCCGAGATCGACTACTCGAGCTTGGCGCCGGCGGCGGCGTATTGCGCCGAGCCAATCAACTCGACGGACCTGAACGGCAACCCGATCAGTATTCCAAGATTCGGGTGCAACGTTGTGCTGCAAAAACGGCGCAGCGCCGGTGATGCGATCCGCGGCCTTCGGACTGCCTCTCGGCTATACCTGACTTATGGTGGCGGGGGCGTGCTCCAGGTGAATGTCGAAAACTCGATCGGCCTGCAGCAGCCGGCGCAAAGCGCGTGGTCGAACAGCACCGAATCGCTGGATGGGGGATGGCCAGCATACGAGTTCGGCGACGGAACTACCGGTGTCTCAGGGATTCTGCGGAAACCTACGGGAGAGCCAAGCGTGGTTGTTTCGTCGCGCAGTATCGCGGACACACCAAACTCGTTAAGCATCGACTTCCAGGATGCCATGAACAGTTATCAGCAGGATAGCTACACGGTCGTAGATCCGGATGATGTCAGCCTGACTGGCCAACAGGTTACGGCCACGTTGATGGCGATTGGGTTGCCCAATTACGACCAGGCAGCCAGAATGCTCAAGTTCAACCTGGACAAGACGCTATCGGGTAACACCTACATTCAGTTCGAAACAAGCGTCATGGCGTTCGGGATCAGACCGGGAGACCTGATCACGGTTACGTATCAAAAGGAAGGACTGACCCGACAGCCATTCCGGGTCCTCAAGGTCTCTCCAACGACTAACTACCGGACGGCCGTAATCACGGCTCAGATCCATGATGACGCGTGGTACCTGGACTCGAACGGGCAGAACAGCTCGACGGGCGGGGCTAATCAGCAGGAAACCGCGACGATTGGAATTCCGAGGCCGCTGCTAGGAAGCGTACTGGACGCGAACGGACTGGTGCAATTCGGCATCGCTGAAACGGCGGCCACGAGCAGCGATGGAACGATACAAACCAGTCTGGCCGTGAGCTTCGTGGCGCCCGCCGCCGCGATTGGCACAGGACCTGGCGTGCCACTAATCAGCTTGGCCGCGACGATTGGAACGGGTGGCACGCTCAGCGCAAACCAGGTTCTGTACTATGCGGTTTCCGGTGTGGACGCGTCGGGAGTTGAAGGAGTGCTGTCGTTTCTTGTGGCAGCGGCAATTGAGGGCGATGCGGCTTCGGTAACGCTAACCGGGCTGAGCTTTCCCCGAGGGACAAACACGTTCAACGTCTATCGTGGAACGACGCCGGCCGATTTGCTGCGAATTGCATCGAGTCAAACGATTGCAGTGAGCTTCACTGATTCCGGCGCATACCCGGAATTGATCGCTCCGCCAGATCGGAACTTCGACCACGCTAATTTCTATTGGCGCAGCGAACTCCAGCCGGAGGTGGCGGCGGGCAGTTTCTCGTCGACGATGGTTGGCAACGGGAGCCTGGAGATGAGGACGAACTGTTATCAAGGCATGACGGTACGGATCACGCGAGGGACGGGTGCCGGACAGGAGACGCCCATAGCCAGCAACGACGCGACGACGCTTACTCTGACCAGAGCGTGGGTAGTGCCGCCGGACGTGACGAGCTACTTTGTGGTGGCTGAGGCGAGCTGGCATTCCGGCGGAACGGCGAAGAGTAGCCCGATGAGCCTCATCGTTCCCAATCGAGGCGGCGAAACGGTCCAGGTGACGGGGCGTTCGGCGAATGCGGCGAACGTGGAGTGCCCGTCGGTCCTATCGACCGTGACACGGTGGCAGATCGGTGGGAGTGGCTTCAGCGATAGCGCCGTACCGCCGATTCCGTTCTTCGGCCTGCGTGCAGGAAAGAGCGGCGGGACGCTGGAGCTGAGCGGCATCTCATTCGGCACCTTGACCAACACCGAGACGATCTCAGCAGCGACGCTGACGGCATATTACTGGAACGAACTGCAGGCCGCCACCGTTTTCGTTCTTGCCAGCGCCATAGGGTTGGGCGACACCTTCCTGAGGCTTAACGCACCTGGGCCAGCGCAAGCTGGAGCCATTCTGCAGATCGATAGCGAGGTGCTGGAGGTCACCGCAGTCAGCGAGGGCGGAGTGAAATACACGGTGCTGCGGGGCGTGCATGGCAGCCTGGCCGACGCGCACGCCGCTCAGGCCTCGGTGTTTCACTTAGCAGGACTGACGTCGACCGCAGGGTTTCCACAGGGGTTCTTCGGCAGTACCTATAGTGGCATATGGAGTTTTCCCGTGCCTCTTCCAGACGCGAGGGTGGCCAGTGCGCAACTGTTTGTGACCAATAGAAAAGGAAACAGCCCGACGGCGAGCGCTTGTTTGACGCACACGGTCGACCACGGTCTGCGCACGCTTTCGGGCGGGCAGTACTCCATTCAGGTGGAAGGGTTCCTGGCCGTCGATCAATCGGCAGCGCCAGCCCTGGTGGTGGACGCAGCGCACTCGGTGGGCGATGTTTACGGAGTGCTTGGCACGGCGGCGGACGCGACGGTGCAGATCCAACTTAACCGCAACGGGGCAGCTTATTGTCAGATAGCATTCCAGGCAAATGAGACGGTCTCCAACGACATTAGCGGGAGAAGTCTGCCGTCCCTACAGGCGGGCGATCGGATCACGCTGGCCGTTCAGTCAGTGGGGCAGACATATCCGGGCACGGACCTGACCGTGATCATCCGACTCTGATGGGCGATAAGCTATCCAAGCTGCGACCGGACCGTGATCTCCAGTGTTACTTCTTCGAGCCGTCGGCGATTGCGGCTTTGAGTGAGACCAGCCCGAGCGGATTCACGATTTCCGGCTGCTGGCGGAGCCAGTCCGATTGGGCGGTACTCGAATGGAACCGGGACAACGTTTTCGAGTACCCACCCCTGCGCAATCTTCCCGACGGGGATCTTAGTGGATTGCAGCTATCCTATCAGGAAGTCCGCACGAACTGCATTGGTTTGGATTCCGCCTGGTACCCGGCGCAACCCTGGCCGTATCTCAGAATCTGGGCCAACGCCGGCGCAGCGGAACAGGTCTACACGGTCCCGCTGTTGCAGTACGCAACGCCCCTATCGAGCGCGATTCCCGCAACGGCGCAGTTCCAGTTGCAGGGCACTCCGTCAACTGGAGACAGCATCGAACTGGCATGGCTTGACCAATACTACAGTTACCAGTTTCTCTCCGGGGACACGCTGACCAGCGCAGCGGCCGCTCTGGCCGGCGCCATCACCGCGAATCAGCGGACAGGGTCAGTGAGCGCCACGGCAGACGGCTCGACCATTACGCTCACTTATCTGGGAGCCTCCGGAGCGAACGGAAACCGAATTGGCGTGTACGGGACCGTGCACGGTGCCGGCACGGAATCCTGGGAGCCGCTGTCCAGGCTGTTCCAAGACGGAGTGTCGCCTGCCGGATGGCGAATAAGTCTAGACTTCGCAAACCTGATGGACTCCGACGGCATCGCGATTCCCGTTGAGAGCTTAACGAACGTGCGGAAGCTGCGATGGACGTGGGCGGCGGACGTTCAGGCGGCGAGCTTCCAACGCAGCGAGTTTTCGGTAGTCGTGTCGGACTGGGCGGTTACCGGCGCAGGCTTACTGTATCAAGTGGCGGGACCCGGCAGCCGGCGGATCGAGAACGATTCCACGGTGCTTACGTATACCGGGAGTTGGGCGTCCGAGATTGGAAACTACTCGGGCGGGTCCATCCGATCGACGACAATACCGGACTCTGCCGTCGCCTGCTCGTACACCGCGGCGGTGGCTCATAACTTGTACCTCGGAACGAGGTCACTGACGAACGGTGGAAAGCTCACAGTGCGAGTGGACGGTGGCACGCCGATCGTAATCAACCTGGAGATTCCGCTTGAGGACGTACTGATGCGCGTGCCGCTGGGGCAGCAAGCCGCTTCGGTTGCGCACAACGTGACGATTACCCACTCGGGAGCGCCAGGTAAGCCGGTGTACTTCGACTTTCTCGAGATTGCCATCCCAACGAGTGATTTGCCGGTCTTCACCGCAATGCCGACCACAGCGGTAGCCACGGACTGGGATACGAATCACTCACTCGCGCTCGCCCCCGAACGAACGGCGTGGCTCGTGCACACATTGGGACTTGCCGGGCGACTGAACCATTATGCCGGAGCACTCTGGTTCTATGAGCTGGTTTGCCCGGGCAATCAGTGTGCATCCGCGACGATCACTTTCACCGGACAGCCAGAGCATGGAGCGGGCGGGAAGACCGAGATCGACTTGGACGGCACGGTACTGCGGCACTGGAACCTGAATGGCGACACAGCGGAGAGCATTGCCACATGCTTCAAGCTGCTGATTAACGCGGGATCCACTGAGGTGTGGGCACAAGCCAGCGGAGCCAGCCTCACGATCACTTCGCGGCTATTGGGTTCGGCAGGCAATAGTATCGCGCTGAGCGTGAGCACCTACAGCACGGAGTTCATAGCCAGTCTGGCGACCGGTTCCCTCACCGGGGGTCAGGATGGGACGTGGCTCACGGATCTGACGGCCCTTCCGCGGATAAACCGCGCGGCCAGAGACTGGACACTCAGCTACTTCAAGGCAATGAACAGTTATGGCACCGGCGTCACTGCGGCGTTCAGCATGGAGCTTGGGAACGGGGATCCGAGCAGCGGCGCCGGTATTGCCCAACGCTATCCCGACGGTACGGCATGCGTGGTGAGCACGCCAGCGTTGCAGACCAACTTCGGCCCCGACAGCACCGCATTCTGGCGGCAGGCGTATCTCGACATGGCGCAGATCATGTTGAACGCCGGCATGACTCCATATCTGCAATTCGGCGAGGTTCAATGGTGGTACATGGCCGACCATGGCGGCATGCCGTTCTACGATGCCTACACGACGTCCGGGTATCAGGCGGCGTACGGGCATCCGATGGCGACTATTCCGAGTCAGTATACCGACCCGACTCCGTATCCAAACGAGTGCGTTTTCCTGCCCGGCCTGATTGGCCAATTCACGCAGGCAATCATGACGTTCGTGCGTCAGTCGGTGCCGAACGCGAAGTTCGAAGTGCTGTACCCTCCAGATGTCAACAACACGGCGCTAAATAGGCTGATCAATTACCCAGCAGCCTCGTGGACGCCGGCTAACCTGGCTTGCCTCAAGACCGAGAACTTCACTTATACAGGCGATCGCAATCTGGATCTGGCGCGCGAGTCAATCCGGTTACCGCAACAGCGTGGCTTTCCACCGTCGCAGAGTAGTCATCTGGTTGGTATCGGTGATTACACGACGCCGTGGACCAAGGAATGGAGTCTGGCGGCAGCGTCGGGCTTGGAATCGGTGGTGCTGTTTGCGCTTGACCAGTTATGTCTCATCGGCTACTCGCTGCCACCGAACGTAAAGCTCGCCCAAGCCAAGTTCATGGGCCGCTAAACTGCGGCGCGAAACAGGGGCTCTTCGGAAGCATTCGTGGGCGCGGGCCGGTTCGGGAAAAGGCAGGGCGGCCCGTGCCTCAAGAAACGCCGGGATAACTCCGATTCGGCAGGCTAGCCCGCTTGCTCCACGGGTGCTTACTCGGTCTTCGAGTAGTAGTAAGTGTACTTACTGTACAGCTCGGAGGCGCGCGCCCCATTGGCGACGATGCCCAGGACGTTGTTCTCGCAGAGTGACGAAATGGCGCGCGTCACGTTGTCGAAAGTGGTGCTGCCGATCTTGACCACCAGGATGGTGCCATCGGCCATGGTCGACAGCAGGTTCGCATCGGCGGAGAACAACAGCGGCGGCGTATCGAAGATGGCCCAGTTGAACAGGCGCGGCAGATCCTCGAACAACTGTTTACACTGCCGCATGTTCAGCAGTTCGAGCGGATTCTTCACCGGCGTGCCGGCCGGCAGCAGATAGAGGTTGGTACCCTGGATCTTGCGCAGCGCTTGGGCGAACGTACACGCGCCGGTAATGTAATCGGAAAGGCCGGGTGCGCGGTCGATTTGCAGCAGGTTGTGGACGACGGGGCGGCGGAGATCGAAATCGCCGAGCAGGACCGAACTCTCCGTCAAGTGCGCCTGGGCCAGCGCCAGGTTGACGGAACTGAATGTCTTGCCTTCGGCCGGCGAAGGGCTGGTGACGATGACCGTGTGCAGCGGCTGCAGCGTTTGCAGGTGGTTCAGCCGGGTGCGCAGCGTGCGGAACTCTTCGGCGGGGGTTTCGTGCGAGGTGTTCAGATCGAGCAAATGCGATTCCGGCGCCGGGTTGAAAGCCACCGTCACCACTTCGCTCAGCGAAGCCGGGTCCAGACTCAGACGCGCGGAAGCCGGGGCGTGGTTCACCGGCAGGAACTCGGGCAGACGCGGG